CCTAAAGCGTATCAATAACCCCGACGATATAATGTCGCTGCCTTACAGCCTCGTCGGCACCCGCCAGCGGTTTAACATCTTTGCAGGAAACTATTAAATGGCTAACATTGCTATCTCCGCGCTGCCTGTTGCCGCTTCGCAAGCCGGCGCTGATGTGTTGCCGATTGTTCAGGCCACGACCAGCACGACCAAGCAGCTATCCATAACCAACTTATTTACCAGCCCGGCGTTTGTTACGCCCTCCCTGGGCGTTGCAAGCGGCACAAGCGTCACCACCACGGGCAATCAAGTCATCAGCAGCACCGGCAAACACGGCTACGCGACGGGCGCCGGCGGAACGGTTACCCAGGCTACCAGCAAAGCCACGGGCGTGACGTTGAGCAAGTCAACCGGCCAGATTACGATGAACAACGCCGCGCTTAATCTTGACGTAACGGTTAGCTTTACCCTGACCAACACCGTTATCGAAGCCGGCGACATTTTGATTTTGAACCACATCAGCGGCGGCACGGCAGGTTCTTACCTGCTCAACGCTCAGTCCGCCGCAGGTTCCGCCAGCATTAACGTGCGGAACATCACCGCCGGTTCATTGAGCGAAGCTATTGTAATCGCCTTCGCGGTAATCAAAGCGGTGACTGCGTAGGTGAAAACGCCCATCCTTGGCGGTAGCTATGTCGCAAGGTCGATTAACGCGGCGGACAATCGCATGGTCAACCTGTTTCCCGAAGCGGTGCCAGACGGCAGCGGCGGGAAAGAGCCGGGTTTCTTGCTGCGCTGCCCTGGCTTGCGTCTGCTTGCGACCGTTGGCACGGGGCCTATTCGCGGCCAGTGGGTAACCAATGGCGTAGCCTATGTAGTGTCGGGCAGTGAGTTCTACAGCCTAAATACAGACTGGGTTGCTACGCTGCGCGGCACCGTGTCCGGCACCGGCCCTGTCAGCATGGCCGACAACGGCACGCAGATATTCATCGCCTGTAACCCAGACGGTTTCATTTACAACACCTCCACGGCTGTACTCGGGCCAATTACCGACCCAGACTTCCCCGGCGCGGGCTCGGTTGGCTACCTTGATGGCTATTTCGTGTTCAACGAACCCAATTCGCAAAAGTTTTGGGTGACTAGCCTGTTGGACGGCACCGCTATCGACCCGCTGGATTTTGCCAGCGCGGAGGGTTACCCCGACAATGTAATCGCGTTAATTGTAGACCACCGCGAGATTTACCTGTTTGGCAACACCAGCATTGAGGTCTGGTACGACGCCGGAACGCCCGATTTCCCGCTGGCGCGTATCCAAGGCGCGTTCATGGAAGTGGGCTGCGGCGCGGCGTATTCGGTCGCCAAGCTGGACAACAGCGTGTTTTGGGTTGGCTCCGACGCCCGCGGGCGCGGGGTTGTTTACCGGGCTAACGGCTACACGCCGGCGCGCGTCTCGACCAATGCGCTGGAGTACGCCATCCAGAGCTACGGCAACATCTCCGACGCGATTGGCTACACCTACCAGCAGGACGGCCATCCGTTCTATGTGCTGATCTTCCCGTCCGCCCAAACCACATGGGCGTATGACGTAGCAACGCAATTGTGGCATGAACGCGCGGGTTTTGAAGACGGACAGTTCACAAGGCACCGCAGCAACTGCCAGATGTCGTTCAACAGCGAGATCGTGGTGGGGGACTACGAAGACGGGCGGCTGTATGCTTACGACCTTGATGTCTACGCCGATGATGGCCAGACCCAGAAGTGGCTGCGGTCGTGGAGGGCGTTGCCGACTGGTCAGAATAACCTCAAGCGTACCGCGCACCACAACCTACAGCTAGACGCCGAAACGGGCGTTGGCCTGAACGCCTACCCCGCGTACAACGCCGAAGATCTTGCTACGGAGGCGGGCGACGTCATTGTAGCCGCGTTTGTGCAAGGGTATCTGGTCACCGGGGCCGGGGACCAGTTAGCCACGGAAGCCAACGATAATAGCCAGCCGCTAGTTACCCAAGTGCAACCCGACGAAGATTACAACGGATACGCGCTGGAAACGGAAGCCTACACTGCCGCGCCGGGTTACGACCCTCAGGTCATGCTGCGCTGGTCGGACGACGGCGGGCATACCTGGTCAAACGAACATTGGAACTCAATGGGTAAGATCGGTTCTTACGGCACCAGAACCATCTGGCGGCGCCTCGGCATGACGGAAAAAATCCGTGACCGGGTGTACGAAGTGTCTGGGACAGACCCCGTCAAGATTGCCATCTTGGGCGCTGAACTGTTTATCACGCCGACTAGTTCCTGATGGCAAACCTCAACATCACCAATATCCCTGCGCCACGGGTGTCGTTCCTAGACGCACGCACTGGCCTCATGTCGCGGGAATGGTATAGGTTCTTCCTTAACCTGTTTATTCTGACGGGCAGCGGCAGCAACCCGACAACGCTAGATGAATTGCAGCTTGGGCCGCCTAACCAGCCCGAACTGGCCGAACTGCTACTCCAGATCAACCAGAATGTTGCGCCGCAATATGAGGACCAGTCAGGCGACTTCTTAGCAACCCTCGACACCGCGCAACTGATGTCCATGATGGCGCGGTTTGAGACGGCTGAAGCCGCTATCCAGGGCGCGTACCTTCAGCCGGTTGTGCAGACAGGCACCATCGCCAATTACAATCTTGACGGTAGCCCAACATTGGGCGGCGTGGCCTACGGCACCGGCCCTGCGTTGGCGGTGAGCGCAGCGGGATCGGCGGGCCAGGTACTGACCAGCGCAGGTGCAGCAACGCCGACTTGGGCAACGCCCACCACAGGAACCGTGTCTAGCGTGTCTGTGGTGTCTGCCAACGGGCTGGCGGGGACGGTAGCTACCGCGACAACAACCCCGGCAATCACGCTCTCTACGACCATTACCGGCCTGCTCAAGGGCAACGGGACGGCAATCAGCGCAGCGGCATCTGGAACCGACTACGCCCCCGCGACTAGCGGCACCTCAATCCTGTACGGCAACGGGGCTGGCGGGTTCTCCAACGTCACCATCGGCACAGGCGTGTCATTTGCCGCTGGGACGCTGTCCGCAACTGGATCGGGCGGCACTGTCACCAGCGTGACCGGAACCGCCCCCGTTGTATCGTCTGGCGGAGCAACACCTGCCATTTCAATGCCCGCCGCTACAACGTCGGTTAACGGTTACCTGACAAGCACGGATTGGACGGCATTCAACAACAAAGTCACTATGACATACCCCGGTTCGGGTATTCCAAACTCAACCGGATCGGCCTGGGGAACGTCTTATTCAACGACTGGCAGTGGAACCGTTGTTGCATTGGCAACCAGCCCGTCGTTTACTACGCCGACCCTGGGCGCGGCATTGGCGACCAGCATCAAGTTTGGTTCCGGGGCTGTTTTAAGCTCATACGAACAAGGTTCTTGGACACCTACGCTAATAGGCTCAACAACCAACCCGTCCGTCACTTATGGTTTGCAACGCGCTATTTATACAAGAGTTGGCAGAGTTGTTACCGTTTCTTGCTTCTTATCTTGGTCTGCTTTTTCTGGCGGTTCTGGAAATGTTGGTTTTGGAAATTTGCCTTTTACAATCGAAAGCTCTGTTGGTTCTAGTTTTGCGGGTTCAATCGCGCTTTTTGATGGTTTTACGTTGAGCGCAGCCAGAACATCGGTTGGGCTTCTTGGGTCAGCCGGCACAACATATAGCCTGCCAACGTGTTTTGGCAGCGCGGTATCTTCGCAGTATATAGGTGTTGGTTCTGTTGCTGCGTCAGGATTGGTTGTTTACACCCTTACTTATTCTGTTTGAGGAACGAAAATGGCGCTAACTAAAGCATCTTACTCAATGATTACCGGGGCACCGGTAAACGTCAAAGACTATGGCGCCGTGGGCGACGGGTCTACGGACGACACGGCGGCGATGCAAGCCGCTATTACGGCTGTTGCGACAACGGGTCAGGGTTTGTATGTCCCTGCGGGAACTTACAAGATCACGGCTGTGTTGTCCTCCGCCGGCCACTTGAATATGTTTGGCGAGGGCGAAAAATCCGTGCTGGACTTCAGCGGCCTTACATCAAGTTCGTCAGGCATTACCGTGACCGGCACGGCAACCGAAATTCAAGTTGTTTCATCGGCCAGCGCGGGCAATCTGTCGGTTGTTTTTGCCTCTGCGCCGTCGCTTGTCGCCGGGGATGTGTTCTTCCTGTTCGACGACGCGGTTCTGTGGAACAGCATCCGCGCGTATTATTTTACCGGCGAATGGCTAGAATGTAAGGGCGTAAGCGGAACTACCGCGTCCACAACCACCCCGCTGTATTCATCGTACACGGCAGCAACCGTGAACGCGT